ATCGTCTTTTCGGACGCCGACGGAAATAAGCTCTCAGTGGAGTGGCCATCTGGAACAATAATAGTCTTCCCTAGCATGGTAGATGAGTAACGTGAGCCAAGCTTCTGCCGCCCAGATACTCAGCACGCTGAGATCCCCCTCCCATGCGCTTCCAGCATTCGGAGACGTGCATGATCAGAAGACAGGACGGTTCAAGAAGTATGACCCGACAGCGATCACAGGGAGGCTCCAACTGGAGATCCTCGACTACATGTCAAACCCCCCGAGACTCCCGTCGGGAGAGACTGAGTTCCTCACTCTCCTGGGCTATCGGCAGGGGGGGAAGAGCCTTACGTCGGAATACGCTGCGTATTGTAAAGCCGCATATATTCCGGGGTGGGACCATGTCTGCATTGCTGATAACCGGGATCGCGCTGACTATCTTCACAAGCGCGTACACCACCTGCATCAACGGTGGCCAGAATCCCTCCGATCCAAAACCCTAGCGACCCGAGAGAGTCGGCAGCTTACCTTCGACCCCCTCCAGGGCGGCAAGATGCGTGTCCTCTCAGCGGAGGCGGGGGCAGTCGGTGTTGGTCAATCTCCGGACTCTTTTCACGCCTCGGAGTGCCATCTCTGGTCGGACTTCAACGGCTCGATGTTCCTCATCAACCCATCACTTATCAATAGGCAGAATGCGCTTGTCATCTACGAGGCAACCCCTTGGGAGCGCAACTGTGCGTGGCATGAGCACTATGTGATGGCGAAATCCGGGTCTGGACGCCATAAGGCCGTATTTTTTCCGTTTTGGGATGGTAAGTTGAACACCCGGGCACTACCCAATGACTTCCAACTGACGAATGAGGAGATTGACTTCCTGAATCTCTATTCATCCACAGGGTTAACCGCAGAGAACCTGAACTTCCGCCGGTTCATTATGGACACAGATCCGGAGGTACGCCGGAATCCAGAAATGTTCGGCGTAATGTACCCGTTTGACGACATTTCGTGCTGGATTTCCTCCACAAATGCCGCGATTCCGGAACATGCCCTGGAACGGCACCTAAAATGCGAGCTTCAGCCCTGGACTGGGCCCTATCAGGAGTACGAGGCCCCCCTTCCGGGCGCGATCTACGCGATTGGGGTCGATCCGAGTGGATATGCCGCCCGAGATCACGCATCTTTCCAAGTTTTGAAGTGTTGGAGGGGCGAATGGACGCAAGTTGCCTCATTTGCCGACCATATTGACCCATTAGCCTTCTCAAACCGGCTTATTTCGGTGGCTCGCCGATATAACAACGCTCTGGTGACTGTAGAGAGCAATGGTGTGGGGCAAGCCGTGCTGACCATGCTGGTTGAGCGGGATTACCCCAATATTTACTATGAAGCCAAGTTTAAGCCCGGATTTACGAGCACTTCCAAGTCTCTTGACCAAGCAACAGGGTGGCTCGTGGAAGCCCTGATGGATGAGTTGGTGATTCGCGACCGGGACATGCTTCAGCAGCTTCAGACCTATAAAAACGACAAACGCACCGAAGAAAGCGCCGCAGCGGAGATCTTGAGGGGCTCTACCTCGGGCAAGCGGCGTGATCGCCACCACTGGGACAAGGTTTCGGCTTTAATCATGGCAGTTATCGCAGCCCGCCGGGCTCCTGTGCGCGAGCGCCCCGGAGCCCCAGAGAAGGACACAAACATTATTGTGTTCTCTGGGATGAGCTACGACGAGCAAGAAAAATACCGGGCTCAGGTCCAACAGGATAGTGCTCCGATGCGGAAAAGACCCGCGTACAGATCCGTCCGAAAGAGGAGAGAATGATGTCCGAAGAGCAAACACACGTTGCGTATGGCGACGAATCCTATACTATTGAACGGCTTGCAACCTCCGACGCTCTTCTCGTCGAACGCGTTTCCCCCCCTGGGCCCAAGTTCACCATTCCGATGACATGGCTAGCTCAAAGTATCGATCTTCCCACTATTTACGCCGAATGCGTGCAGGCGAACACCCCTGGGGAGACTCCAAATGGCGCAGAATGAGTTTGATCTGGAGTCTCCGCTACAGACTCTTCGCCGCCGGGTCATTGAGAAGATTCAGAAGGGAAGTCGGGACGCTATGCAGCAGACCCAACAGGAAGAAAGCCTTGGTGCGACTTCCGAGCCAATGGCTGCGACCCCGCAGTCCCCAACAGGAAACCCTCTCAAACGAGAGGACGAGTATGAGGAGACGGAAGCCTAATGCTATCGACGAAGCAGATTCAGGGTCTCATCGACACCCACAAGGCCAAGTCCCACATCGATCAGAAGAAGTTTGATCGCCACCGGGCTCTCTATACGAGCAAAATGACATCAAACCAAGATGTCCCCCAGGGTGCGGCTGATCCCGTAAGCGAAGGGTCGTATGACCTGAATCTAGAGACCAACTATCCCTACGCGTTTGTGGATACGATGGTCGCCAACATCTGCCCAAACAATCCTGAAGTTACGGTGAATGCCCGACGTAAGGGATTGCATGAGCCCGCTAAGTACCGCGAGGCTCTAATCAACGACACGTTTCGGCGCGTGGGGAGTCACCGTGTTCTGTGGCGTGCGGCTACAATGGCTTCGGTTTATCCGCGCTCATTCGTAAAGACGGTCTGGAACTTTCGGAAGCGCTCTCCGGACTTCCTCCCTATCGATCCCCGCTATGTCTGGTACGACTTGAGTGTTGATCGGTGGGAAGACGTTCGGTACGTCATCGAGGTCACTGTCCTTACGCGTCAAGACTTCAATGCTCGGGTGAAGACTTCTAAGAAGAAGGATCGCCCCTATTCCCCAGAAGTGGCCGAGAAGGCCCAGTATGGAGCATATCCGAACTGGCTCCGGGACCAGACCCAGGGCAAGAGCTACATGAATGACTCCTCCAAGGAAGTCTTTGAGTGGGTCACGGTCTATGAGGTCTACGACTTCTCCGGGGAGGGCCGCTACTACCACTACTTAGAAGATCAGGAGGAGCCCCTCTTCGGAGGAGAGCTTCCCTACCGATTCGTTCGGAATCCCTTCTATCGCCTGACGTTCAACGACAACCTTCAAGACATCGGCGGCCTGAGTGACGTGACTCTAATCGCTCCCGTTCTAGATCGGTTGAATGAACTCGATACCCTGATGCTGTGGTTCGCTCAAACAGCCATCCCAATCACCCTTGTAAACTCCGGGCTTTGCGACAATCCAGAACGCGTACGGAGCCAACTGCGGGACTCGACGACCCCAGGCTCCATTGTCGAGGTGATGGGAAAAGCGAACGCATCTATCAGTGACATCATCGGTCACACTCAAACGCCTAGCCTTTCCCCAGAGTTTGCGGCTAGCCGGGACCGATGCATTCAAATCATCGAGTTCATCCTCGGGATTCCTCAGTATTCCCGAGGAGTCGTTGGCGTCAGTGATGTAGCAACCGAGGTTGCCCTGGCAGATACAGCCACGAGAACCCGGAATGGTAGACGCCAGAAGGAGATTTATGATCTTATCAACTGGCAAAGTCAGGGCATCGTTGGGCTCTATGAAGAGTTCCTCGCAGACGATGAGATTCTCCCCGTCCGCCTCCTGGGCAATGCTGAGACGCTAGAGATTACTCGTGCGTCTATGCTAGCCCGCGAGGTTCAGGCTTCTCGGGGCGAAGATCCCCTTGAGTATGATTACGAGGCAGTTGCGTATTCTCCCACCGAGAACAACCGGCTTGTGCAACTCAGAAACCTCCAGCAGTTCTTCCCGTTGCTCTCTGAGTCGCCGGATGTGGATCAAGGTACTCTCATCAAAAAGCTGGCTGAGCTACTCCAGATGGAAGACATCATTAAGGATAAGGCCCAACGCGAGGCTGAAGCGCAGGCTGCGGAGCAGCAAGCCACAGCCGCGCAAGCTCAGGCAGCAGCCCCACCGAGCCCAGATACTATCGCGTCTGGTGCGCTGCCTCCGGGGGCTGAGCCCGTAATGCCCCCCCTCCCTGGCGGGGCAGGCGCGGGCGGAGGGCAAAGTCCTCTGACCGGATTCGGTGGGGCCCCCTTCGACCTGAACCCAGATATTCCTAGGAACCAGTAATGCCCACATATACAGGCGAGTGCGGAGAGCACGGAAGATTCGAAGACCTAATGCGTGTTCGCGATTATGAGGAGGACGGCGGCCTTTTCTGCCCAACATGTAAGAATCGAGCGCGGACTATCCTCCACGCAACCCCTACGATTGGGGCTATGCCCTCCAAGCCCCTCCACATTGACCAGATCGGTCAAACTTTTTATTCTGAGGCGGAGAAGCGGGCTTATTTCGCTAAGCGTCCCGACCGGAAGATTGTTGAGCCCGGGGATACTGCTTTTACTAAGCACAAAGACTTAGCCCGGGAAAAGGCAGAGAATGCCTCAAAGCAACTAGGATTTCGGGATCTAGAGGATAGGAAGTCTCATAATAAAAAAGAGATTTCTCGTAAGCGAGAAATCGCCCACGGGGATAAAAAAATCCAGGTGATCACTACCGGCTGAAGATTCTCCTGGGCAAATATACAGTAGTACCTTATGCTCACTTGACTGACGGCTTTCTTTTAGGTAGAAACTCTACAGACGCGAGGAGATTCCCATGCCGAAAGGTTTGATGGAAGAAGAGGAAGAGGCTGAGATGATGCCGCCCGAGGCAGATGCTCCCGAAGGGATGGAAGCAGCCGAGGAAGAAACCGGCGAAGATCTTGAGATGGAAATGGGGGATGAGGAAGAGCCCGAGGGGGGCGCAGCCTCCTTAGAGGAAGCCGTCTCCAGTCTCATCACGGATTGGAATCCTACAACTCCCGAGGGAGAGCAATACCTCCAAGAGTTGCAGGAAGCACTCGACAACTCTGCAGGTGGAGGGGTTGAAATGGAAGTAACCGAAGCAGAGGGAGGCCCGATTGCCCCCTCAGCATTCGGATTTGAGATTGGCATGATGGGCAAAGAAGCAGCCCGCCGAGCCATGGGTGGAGACAAGAAGTAAATGTCCGATGCCCCCGTTCAAGCTGAATCTGTAGCACCCGAGGCCGCGCCGGTAGAAGCGCCCGCCTCTGGGGGTGCAGTATCGGAGGCTTCAGCGGCACCCACCGGGGCTCCTGCCCTCACGGCTGCTGATGACCCCTGGCCTACAGTTGAATGGGATAGTTGGGATGGCGAAGTAGATTCTCTCCCAGATCAGTACCACGAGAGTGCTCAGGGGATCTCCAACTGGTATCGTCAAGACTTCGACGAGAAGTCCTCGGAGATCGACAACCTCCGGGCAATGTACGCCGCGATGCTCTCCGAGCAGGAAGACCCCCGCATTGGGGAAATGACTACGAAGCTCGAAGATCTTCAAGGCCAGTTTGATTCTCGGAATAAAGAATACGAAGAGCTTCAGTCGAAGCTCACCCAAACTGAGGACCACGCAGTAGAAGACTACGTGACTCGGTTCTGGAAAGATCATCAAGAGCTTAAGGAAGATCCCGAAAAGCTCGCCCAGTTTTCCCTTCTCCTCGCTGATAACGAGGAACTCGGTGGCATGTGGGACGGCTATGTAGCCGCTCAACTTGTCTACCTTTCTGAGGATGCCGCGAAGATTGCTGTCGAAGCAAAGAAGAACGGTGTCCCAGATGGATATGCTCTAAAGTTGGCGATGGCACACGCGCAGCTTGAAGAAGCAAATGCCCAACCCACCCCAGAAGAAATCGCAGTCGCCCAAAAACAGGCTGTAGCCGACGCAAAGGCTAAGGCTCCCCGCACGGGAGCTAAGATTACGAATGGGGCAACTGGCTCTTCTCGACCTCAGGTCGCGAAGAAGTCAACGGGCGATGCTTCTTCATTCGATGAAATGAGACTTCTCGCTGCTCGTCGTGCATTTTCTATGCATAACGGAGGTAGGAGATAACCGAGGGAATCTCCCTCACCCCGTCACCCCTAGAGGAACAAAGCAATGGCAATCAGTCCCGACGTAGTCGCAACCGCGCTACAGGATCTTGCTCCCGGGTATTCGGAACTGTTCTCCCTGTATCATCCAATCCTCGAAAGGGTTGTGAAACGGGGAAACATGGACCGAGCTACTCTGAAAGGTCCGTACCGTGAGTTCGTAACCGTTTCCGGCGGCCCCGGAACCGTAACCCAGGTAGCCACTGGCTCCGAGATCATCGCGGGTGGACGTACTCAGTCCTCTCAGCGCGGTAGTGCTTACGCACCCCGTCTGATCTACGCGTTTGACGTGCCCGGCAAGGACATGGCAGAGGCGAACGGAGAGAATGATCTTGCGAAGATCATCAAGAACTACCCCGAGTTGGCTCTTTCCGACTTCCACGAGCGCGTCTCTAACCAGATCGCTTCCGGAAACGGCGCGGGCGTCGGTGGGTTCCTTACTCTAAACGGTGATGCACAGTATTCTCCCAGTCCGGGTCTTGCGACCGCTACTAACCGTCAGGGTGTGTTCGAGTTTGCGGGTTCTGCCGCTCAGAACGATACCGTGTTCGGATTGGCCAAGCAGGGCGCAGCAGGAGGAATCAACGGCTGGTACAACCAGTACGGTCAGATTTCTTCCTTCGCAACCGATGGTCGCCAGACGATGCGTCAGGTCTACTACGCTGCGAGCCGTCAAGGTTCGATGGCCAGTGGTCCCGTCGATCTTCTTCTCGGTGATGAAGTGTCGTACCTCAACTACATCGACGACTTGGACGATCAGGTCCGCGTGATGAAGATTGATGGCGACAAGGCTCCGAAGGCTATCCGTCAGGGTATTCCCTTCCTGGAGGCTGACTTCTTCCTCGAAGAGTCCATCAACCTTG